ATCAAACCATTCCAAACTTCACTAGATTCATCGAGAAAAACTACTCCACGATCTACACCGTACTCATAGAACCTAGAACCAGACTCTTCCCAAGACAAACGACTCATAAATATCTCCCTATCAACCAGTAGTATTGAGTCGCGCCTTGCGCTCAGCATTGAGCATTCGCTGCCTATTGGCAGCTTCGGAACGGCTCATCTTCTTTGGCGGTTCGTTCTTGACACTACAGACTTTCAGAAGTGTAAGTAGTCTATTCAGATGCCAGTATTGGCATTCGAACGGCACATTAAATGAGATCATCCAATAGTAAATAAGTTCTGCTGTGATTACTTCGCTTGACCTCGGACGACTATTGTTGTCGGAGAACCAAGTAGCAGTCATCTTTGAGTTGATGTGCTTTTCGATGGCTCGAATATGATCATCCGTGAGAAGGCTGAAGACATAGTCTGGAACATCTTCGTCTACAGCCATGTCTCGAATGTAGTCAAAAATCTCGGAGTCAGTTTTCTGGGAAGAACTAAGGAATGGTTTCTCCATCCTTGACTCCCATTTTGACACCGAGGCCAGAGAGTGCTCAAGATTCAGTTTGAACGCGCCAAAACCAGTGAACTCTTGAGTCTCGTCATTGAAAATTTCGGTTGGCGGAGTGATAATCGTGAGCACTCTCTGACCTTTCTATCAAGGGGTGTGGACCATAAGCCAGTCGTTATCAACGACAAGCGGGAACTTATAGCCGGGGAGAGGACGAGCGGTAACAAGAGTGTTAACCGTGATGTTAACAGTTCCAGTAACCGGAGCACCATTGATCAAGTACTCGACGCCCACGACAGTAGGAATGGTAATCGCATTACCAGTAACAGTCGGAGGAGTAGGAGTAACCTCGGTAACCGTACCCGAACCAAACAGACTAAGAACGACATCCGGAGCCGGAAGCTGAGGATTGGACGAAGCTCCGCCGTAAAGCATCTCCTCAAGAGACTCAAGCGCAGTGCTGTCTGCCTTAGTAGAATCGATGATGATAGATGCGGTAGGCTTGAAGCCAGTAAGGTTAACCGGAGTAGTCGTAATCTCCCAGCTGAACGTCACTGCCTCAGGACTATCGTTAACTGTAGTGTAAGCCTTCTCAGAAGGTGCTGCAAGAGCACCATAGATAAGGTGGATCTTATACCCATAGTCCTGACCAGCAACATCGTTACCGACCTTGGTGCGGTAAGAAAGACCAAAGGTCTTACGGTTCTGCTGACCAACAAAAACGCCGGGCTGAGGAACTGCAGTTCCATCACACTCGGCAAAAACCTCGGGGTAAGTGAAAGCCTCGATAGTTGCGCCAAACTCCTCGGCGGAAACGAGGTTCAGGTACTTGATGTTGTCTGCATACTGGGGACTAGCCTCAGCTCCTGAGGGGGACTCACTAACGGAGACAAGACCATTCCATGCATACCCGGTGTCGTAAGCACCAGAAGAGTTGGTAAGATAAAGAACGCCGTGGTCAACACCAGTCTCGTAATAACGAGTACCAGTCTGATCCCAGACAAGGGCTACCATGTCTGATTCTCCTTAAAAATAGATGGCGAAAACATCATGGTTGAGGTTTTCAGCTACAAAAAAACTAGAAAAAGAACAGAGAGGCAGGTCACGGACTTTATCTCGGATCTTGCTATCGGGATCCTTGTCGATAATCGTGACCTTGTACCGTTGAATATGATTGTACTTTTGGTTGGCGGCATGACGAACAACTTCAGAATCTCGCTGGTAAACAATACAAGGGTAATTCATCTGGATGTTTGGCGGAGGCTGAAAGTACACATCCTTAGTCCCAAGAATTTTTTCCAGGAGTTTTTGAAGCTCAAGCCTGCTCCCCATGATATACACCACCAAGTCGTAGTACCAATCGAGGGCTCTGGACCTCTACGTCGGAAACCTTCCACAAAGTTCCAGCCCATTCAATATAAAGAATCTTGAAGAAATTATCTTTTGCATAGGCATCAGCAACGATACTGATAGAGTTCGACACAGCGAGATTATCATTAAGATTCTCACCGGACTGAAGCTGGCGTGCGTTCCTGATTACATCTCCGAAATATGACCTTTCGATGATGATCGGTGTCCACACGCCAGCTTCTGTTTCCACAGTATCGCCGTAACCGACTTTCCCGTGGAACCTAGTCATAATATAGGTCAGGGGCCAGCAACCACGACGGGCTTGTTGATAACAATAGCCGACTTAACCTTGGTAAGGGCACCAGAAATACGAGTCTCCATAAGGTACTTGAACTGGTTGTAGTCGATGTCGAAGTCGTCAAACATCGAAATATTGCCACCCTTGTCGGCGCCAACGGTGTAGTCGGTGAGGTTCACGATAACACCAAGAAGATCGGGGACACTCTCCATCGCCTCGACCGGGACAATCTTGGCAACTCGCATCTCGCTGGCAATCTCATCGACAGAGCGGTAAAGACGCCGACCATCGTTGGCCTTAGTGAGGAGGATATTCGTAACGACAGCCTCAGTAGTAAACAGCGTCGGAGAACCGGTTCCACGGTAGTGAGGACGGTTAAGCAGGATAGCGTCGACAAGATCCGCCCATTTAGCGCCAGAGGCGTCGGGGTCGAAAGTGAACTTGTGAACGTAAAGATCGGCCTCCTTAGCAATGGGTCGGATATTAGTCTCGCTAATCTTGTCGTCGCTGGAAACATCTCGACCATCGCCGAAGAGAATTGCTCGCGCAATCTCCTCGTCCAGCATGAGACGCATCTCAGCCTTGATCCAGGCAACAACGTCGAAGTCCGTGATGTCAAGAATATCATCACGGTCGAGCTTCTGCTTCTTGTAAATAGTGGTAGGAGTAGTAACGCGCTTCGCAACGCTGAAGAACTCCTCCTTCTTCATGTTGCCCTTAATATAACCAAGCGCACGGGCCTCGTCATGAGTAATATCAGCACTGAGAGTCTTGATACGAGAGAAGGGGCTGTGGCGAGTCCCGCCAAGGACCTCGGTGACCCAAGCCATGCGACGAGAAACAAACTCAGGACGCTCCATGATAGAACGAGCATCCGGGAAGAGAATATCGATGTTCTCGATACCATAGTCAGTCGCGTGGGCAAAGTTCTCGACAGCAGCGCGAAGAGAACCGGTACGGACAGCATCCGCAACAATGCCCTCCATGTCTTCGTGAGAAAGACTAGGAGTGTAATCGCCCTGCTGCTCGAAGACGTTGCGAGCCATATCCATTTCCTCCTGCGTGTAAAGTCCAATTCCAGACTGAGCCATCTCACTCTCGGCGTCCTGAATCGCCTCGCCAATCATGTAGCTAACGACGTCCTGCTGAATATCAGTAAGACTCTCCCAAACGTCGGCAAGAGTCGACTCTTCAGTCAGGTCCTCGGGGTCAATGTCGGGCATGTCATCATCCTCTTCTTCTGAAAGGTCGTTAAGTTCGTCAAGGTAGTCTTCGTAATCGGAATCATCATCTTCGGAATCATTATCTTCGGAATCGTCATCGGATGAATCATCATGCCCGAAACCGAGACCCAAAGGAATACCGGTATAAATAATAGCTTCATCTTCGACAATCTCAATTTCGCCATCGCTGTGCGCAAAACTGATATTGTCAATCAAAGCGCCTGGGTTTGCTCCAGAAAGGACTAGAGAAACCTCTCGAATAACCCCATGGAAAACACTCTTTGCCTGCTCGACAAGCTTGTTGGCATAAATAGACATTGCTCGAATGTCTCCATGCCTAATAAGCTTGCGAACATTCTGTCCGGCTGGGGTATCATTCAAAAATGCGTAAGCATAAACCCCATCGGAACGATTCTCGAGAATCGCGTGGCCCAGGATGTTACTAGGATCACTGTGCCCATGCTGCCAAACAAGAGGAACTCGAGTTCCATGGTTGTCTTTAAATGCATCCGGCATGATGGTTCGACCATCACTACACCGGAGATTCGCCTTAGTGGCATAGCCACTGAAGTCCGGTTCCATTTTGAGGTTCTCCTTAGCGCTGATCAACCGGCGGAGGCCGCTTGGCTTCGGGCATGTTACTATTAGTAAGCTCGTCGGCCTTCGGATCCTTCGCTGGCTTCAGCCCGATAACTGCGCGAATTTCATTAGCTGTCATGATCTCATTCCTTGTAAACTTATCGGCGATTTCAGCAATGTTGTTGATCGGAACCAACTTGAACGGATCCCTGAAGTACCCAATACTTTGCCGCTGACTACGAGCAGTCTTTGTCAGGAAAGTGCGATTCATAGCCTCGGCAATGGCAGTAACTACAGGAGCAATAGTGCGATTGAAGTAGTTTAGCATTGCTTGTTCGTTGGCAGTACCATTCATAACTTCTTCAGTAAGACCAAGTTGAGCGAAGAGCATCTTCGAAAGGTACTCAATCTGCCCGAGAAGGTTGTTCTCAGCCGGCCTATTCAGCTGTGTGATTCGTTCTGTACCATCTGTGTAAGCAATGCCATACTTACTTCCCTTCAGCTGGAACTCGATGTCCTGCCTACGCTGCTCTGCCTGTTGCTTCCTAGCCTCGGACTTGATCACGTAAGGAAGCTGAATGATTAGATCAAGTTTTCCGGCGCTAGTCTGCTCGTCTACTGAGTCCAGCAGATTGAGTTTACGAATTAGTCTCTGCAAAGTAGAGTTCGGCTCATTCATCACCGAATATAGTGGGTTTTCGACAATTGCTACAGTACTCTTAGGGAGAGTGATTTCTTCCCTAACTCCGCTGCGATCGTTGTAAAGACTAACCCTAACATGCTGCGGATACCAACCAACAACATGCCCCACCCTCAAAGTCTTAATATCATAGCCAGTAGAAACCCTAGGGTCCAATGTGGTATCTACTGGTACAATCGCAGCAACACCCTTATCAAAGACTGTCATGGCAATATCCTGACGAAAAGCCGTAGCAGCCTGGTCTAGATTTGCCTCAATACTCAGACAGTAGTTCAAACCACTGTCGATGTCTTCCAAATATCGTCCTTCGGAATCAAGACGAACATGACTAATATCAATCGCGGCTACATCAATGCTAAGCCTGGTATAAACTGAAGAAATAAGAGAACGTTCGTTGGCGATAACAAGCCTGTTACGGTCAGGACGAGTCCCATAACCAATACCATACTCGCCGACCTTGATTTGACGATCGTCTCGATTTAAAAATGCATTCCAACTATGTCGAATCCTATCGGCTACTGACATAACACCTTCCTAATGAATTATCACTTCCAAAGAAAATTCTTAATTTTATACATAATATGTTGAAAACCTATTATAAGTTACTGGGCTATTACGGACCTTCTCTCTGTGTTCTTCCTGTTCTTTAAGACGTCGCTTTCGTTCATCCAATTTCCTGGAGTATTCTAGTCGCGCTTCAACATTTGCTTTATCCCTAGCGTTCTTTCGTTTCATGTCTGAAACTTTCAAACGCTTGTCTTCAGCTTTTCTCGTAACGTAATCAAGACCATACCCAGCAGCAACTACTGCTGCTCCTGTACCGAGAGCTTTGAGACGAGTTTTTCTAATCGCTTTCTTGTAGACTTTACGTTGATCTGGAGTCAATCCCTTTTTATTAATAGGTGACCCTGTGAAGAAATTCCTAGCTGCTCGTTTTCTGTGAGAACCATCACGTTCCGGATCGATGGTGACACCATAAGCTTTTAGTTGCTGTTTCTTGACACCCTCCGGAGTTTGATCACCAAGAATGGCTTTCCTGGCTTTACCAGGGGTTTTGGCATCCGGATTTCGGACTGCCCTTTCGGAAGGTGAGTCAAAACCTTTTAGGCCGGAATTACTCGGCTTCTTTGAAGAACCACTTTCTGATTTACGAACTCCCCAACGCATTCCTTTAACACCAAAGTGGGTTAGTTCTTCCATTTTGACTACCCGGAGCTTCGTCGAGAACGAGCTCGTTTAGCCCTTGCGGAAGCAGCAGCCCTGGCCCTGCGCATTTGCTCGGCAGCATCTCGGCCTTCGTTCCGACCGATGACACCGGCACCCTTAGCGGTGTTCGCTCCATACTGTCCTGCGCTTCGAGCAGCATCTCGTCCAGCAAGACCAAGACCCCTGGCGTTGTACGCAGCGGTGTTCGCGCCACGAGTTGCACCACGTCCAGCAGCCTTAGCAGCATCTCGTCCAGCCAGACCAAGACCCCTGGCGTTGTATGCAGCAGTGTTTGCGCCACGCGCTGCACCTCGTCGAGCAGCGTCAGCTGCGTCTCCAGCTGCATTCCGACCGATAACGCCGGCACCCTTAGCGGTATTAGCACCATACCGACCTGCGCGTCGAGCAGCGTCAGCTGCGTCTCCAGCTGCATTCCGGCCGATGACACCGATACCCTTAGCGGTATTAGCACCATACTGTCCGGCCCTCTTACCGCGAGAACCAAGACTCTTCAACTTTTCATTTGATTTAAACTTTGCCGCTACACCAGACTTGGCGTGCTTTCCTTTGGACCTTAGGTTTTTAATTGCCCCAGGATTCTTACGAGCCTGGTTAGCTGCATAAGCTCCTCCGGCAAGAGCCAGTGCACCCAAACCTGCAATCGCAGCTTTCTTCTTCTTTGACATACCCTTCTTTGGGGCCTCGCCAGAACCAGTCTTCCCCCCAGTTCCAGAAGAATTCGAAGAGGACTTAGAGGAACCGCCAGTTCCAGAACCTCCGCTAGCTCGTCGAACTCCCCACTTCATCCCCTTAACACCGTAGTGTTCGAGGAACTTCTCGTCTTCCATAGAAGATGTCCTTTCTAAAGGATTTTAAAAACCACGACTGGCCCGACAGTATCGTTCAGCAAGTTTAAGTTCTAGAAAATCTTCGTCTTCTTTAAGAATCATAAGTCACCTCCTGTTTCGCATCTTCATAAACCTGATCTCTTCATCCTCAGTCATCGGTTTTGCAGCTGGTTTAGATGCCGGCTTTACAGGAGGCTTCGGTTTCGGCTTACTACCACGGGTCGAGCTTACTTTGGTGTTCTTCTTGAATTTTTCGGCTACCTTTTTCTTAGAAATAGCCGCTTTACCCTTTACACTCTTGACGGATTTCTTAGGACTGGCTTTCGCATTCGCCTTTGCTTTCCCGTTCAAAGTCTTTGTGTTCGTCGGTTTGGGCTTAGGCTTCTTGCCCGACAAAATATCATTAACTTCGGACTGGATCTCTTTGGCTGTGTACCCGGCTTCTTTAAGTCGCCTAGCACGAGCTGGGTTGTTACCCCACTTGCCGGCAATAACCTCCGAAGCAATGTCGGAACTACTTTTCTTGGTCCCGTCTTTTTTCTCTCCAGTTGGTACTACGCCACGAACATCTTTGGGGTTACCATAACCCTGAGGTTTTCCGTCTTGTCGGACTCCCCATTCCATCTTCTTAACACCGTAATGCGACAAAAATGACAGATCTTCGACATCAACTTCCAAAATTAACACCTCCTGACTATCCAAAAGCATCCTTGTTTGCTTTATAAGCTACATAAGCATCCATCAATGCCGCAACATTGTCGATCTTTTCGTCTTGACGACGCTTCCAAAGTTTTCTATTACCGTTAGTATCCTCTAGCGTAATGGCGTTACCCATAGCAAAAGCCATCAATTCCTGATCAAATATAAGTAGTCTTTCACTAGATAGAATCTTCAACTCTCCTAGAGGAACGGACTCGGTCTTTGCGCCCTGAATAACTTTCTCGATACCAAATGGTCCATTCTCAGCTTCCCACCTGGCAACAAATTCCTTGGCATTGTATGGATCAAACCCCAGAGCTCGAACATCATACTGCGAAGTCTCGATGAATTTATCGAGATCATCATAAACTTCCATCATGTCCAGGATAGAACCTTCCAGAACATGCAGTGATCCTTCGTTGATAAATTGATCATACTTGGCCCGCATGGCAGGAGGCCTACGCATCAGAGTCAAAGAAGAAATATAACTCCTTGTCTTGACTCCGAACATCCCATTCTTTAGAGGGAACAAAAATGTGAAGGCACAGAAGTCTTCGCCCTTAGAAAGGTCTGCCCCCATAGAACAAGGCATCTGCCAGAATTCCTGTTGGCGATGCGGCACAGTCTCTTCGTATGTGAAGAAATAAGTGTAGCCCTCCATCGGAATCCCGAACCTTTTGGCCAAGATATCATTCCTGGAAGCCGGAGCTTTCTCTGCTCGTTCTACATCCAGATGATAAGTCTCGTAAGACACAGTCTTTCCGAGATTTGGATTGGCTTTCAACCACATCGATGGGTCTGCAACTTCATCCAAAGAATCTAGTTTGTAGTGCCAGATAGAAATATGAGGAGCATAGTACTCGCCCTTCAAAATATCTTGAAGCTCCATCTTAATGGTATCGCCACTACCGTTACGAACAGTTCCTTCTGAACTAATCGCAACGATTAGGTAATCCTCTAGTTTCGAAGCTCCTTGCTCTACGGCTCCGACTACATCTTCTCGAATATCGCCAGACAACCACTCGTCAATAGTAGAAACTTTTGGGCGCAAACCCTGCAGTTTGTTGATAGACATAGGTCTTACTTCGAGAATCGATCCAGTCAAGAAATTCTCAATACCCTTTTTTGTAGCAGCAAGTTTTACTCGATTAGCTCGGGAACCAGTGGTGTTCTGAAGAGAACCTTCTGTCAAAAATTCGAATACCGGACCACGAGCTCTAGTGATAGCAGTGCGGAAAGGAGACATGACCTCTTCAGCCTGCTTCATTGTTGGGGCCGTAGTAATCTGGTGTGTTGTGGAGGTGTCGACGTTGAGAAAATAACTGTGAATGCAAGAAGCATACATAGATTTAGCCGCGCCACGAGCAACGATCAAATACTGCTTCGTCGTGAGTCGTTTCTTGATCGTCTGGTTGACGTATACACCACCTCGGTTGTGCCTGGAAGGTTGATAGACACTTCTAGTGACGAAGTAATACCAACCAAATATCTGCTCTGCCCAGAGTTTAAACGTCGGAAGAAGATGTAGATCCGAGCCATCCGTAAGAGTTAGCTCTGACTCGCAATACTTGATGAACCCTTCAACGGCATTACTATCGTAGTAAATATTGGGATTGGCGATCAACGCATCGATTCGGTTCATCTCCATTGAAACTTCTCGGTTTACTGGGATTACTCCACGAATTACATCCTCTCGGAATGCGCCGTAATATATCGGAGTCGCTGTATTAGAAAACATCGAATGCATCATCACTGATTAGCGGAGGTTTCCTGATCTTATCTCGGGCTTCTTTTTCTCGTTTCTTCCTTATCATATCCTGCTTTAGCTTCTCCGTACCAGACTTGTACTTAGTATTCGCCTTTTTGTGTCCAGCCTCGATCTTTTTGGTTGTTTCATTCTTGATCTGGTTTGAAATATACATACCGGCAGCCATACCAACGGGAGCTGCTCCATACTTGAACATGAGTTTACCGACGGTCTTGGCTCCGCGCTTCATCTTTGCTTGGCGAGTATTGTTAGTATATACCGTTCCAAGTTTTCGCTCTAGCTGAAGCCTCTCTGTCAAATCCTTTAGCTCTTTGTTAGAAAGGCTTTTCTTTCCACTGGTTTCCATCTTAGTTCGGATTTGAGCGGCTTTTCGAAAATCTTCAGATGGTGGTTCTTTTGGAGATGAACTTGAACTTCGACTTTTTCGAACACCCCACTTCATACCCTTGACGCCGAAATGCTGAAGTTCAGAATCGGGATAGCTATAATCCATAATATACACCCCCTATCCTCGTGTATTAGAAACCTTCTTGTTCCTAGAAAATCGAGCACGAGTAGCTGCACGCCTCTGCCTCTTTTTAGAATCTGCAGCAAGTTCATCTGGAGTCATCCGCGCTCGTACTGAGGCAGCTTGCTGCTCCTTGATCCGATCCCTGGTAATTTTCTCGGCATTCTTCCGTGCACTTTTCAACTTAGCCTGTCGCTCCTGAACACCGGCAAGCTCTTCTTTAAGATTTGACTGACCCCGAAGATCTTTCTCTTTACTCATACGACTCTGAATATCCCTAGTCTTCTGATTTAGGTCTTTTTGCTCGGCTTTAATCCGTTTAAGGTAAAGACCAGTATCCCTCGCAATTTGCTTCTTTTTCTCTTTTCGCCTTTGCAAAGGTTCTCTGGGAATAAGCTTCTTCTTCTTTACTTCTTGGTCCCTTAGAGACTTATACTTGCTTTCTGCACGGTCTGCCTTCAAACGAGCTTCTCGCTCGTTTGCGGCTGCCCGATCTAGATCCTCGGAGAGAGATTTCCTTTTATCCGGGTCCTTCTCCCTAGAAAGCTTGTCTTTGATTTCAGACTCTCGCTTAAGCCATCCTCGGGCCTGATCGCGCATACCATCAACGCCAGCTTTTGCTTTTTCTCGTTCTGTCCTGAGCTGCTTCTTCTTAGCCTGATACTCGTTCTCATTCTTAGCCATCTTGTTGTAAGCATAAGCAGCTCCGGCAACCGCCAATGCTGTACCACCAATCTTAGCAGCCTTCTTCATCTTTGCTTTTCGAGCGGCCTTAGCTGCCGCATCATCTGAACTAGATTCAGAGGACTTAGACCCACCTTTACTGCTTCCTCCACCACCGCCTCGGTCCCTGCGAACACCCCACTTCATACCCTTGACGCCGAAGTGAACGAGTTCTGAATCCGGATAACTGTAATCCATTTGGCAGACCTCCGATTAGTCTGGTAGACTTCCATTTTGACGTCGCTTGAGCTTCTTCTTAGACTCATGCCAATCAACTACCGCAGTAACAACCCAAGCGCCTAGAATGATCAGACCGGCAGCGAAAGATGCTGTACTGGCAGTAGTATCACCACCTTTGAAGAAAGCCCAAGCAGCAAAGACCAATAGGATACTGGATGTAAGTAGAAGTGGAAGAGCTCGCACCCATTTGCGGTCCTCCTCGTTCATCGTCATAAGACTCCTTGTTGGTTGGATGTCTAGTTCTCCTGTTTCAAGCCACCTGTCAAAAGCAGCTCGACCTTCTGGGGTTCCGATCATGTAGCAGCCTCGATCCACCAGAAAGATCCGTCACCACGCAATCTCAAAGGTACTCCGCTATCTACTAGAGATACTAGTTCTGAGGTAGTGTGAGGTCTAGCAACTGAAAGAGTTAGACCGTTTACATCCCAAAGTGAGATAACACGGTTTCCATTGCCAGCATCAACATAGGCACGATAGGTTTCATCCAAAGTAAGATCCAGGGGGAATCTTCCGATTAGTTCTGACATAGGCTTGTCGACGGTGACGTGAGATCCTGCACCTAATCCGGTAACTCGCATCGGGATCGGAGCAACAGAGACTGCCATGGAGCAATCAATTCCATAAGTCGTCGTTGTTCGACTAATCGGCGGCAAAGCAAAAATACCGGGTTGTGCCTTTGTATAAGCTACAGCATACGAAGCAAAGTTAATGTCTCCGGCAAAACTATGCAATTCTACCCAACCATCTGGTATGACCCATTCGGATGGCTTTGAGCAGAACCAAAAACCAATGACGATCGTTTCTGGTTCTGAAATATCAAGGAATAGACCAGGCATGGTTGGATCTGGGTTACTAGCAGCATAAGCTATAGAACTGTTAGTCGCGTTTCCACTTTCGACAACACACCAAGTAGTATACCTTGACGACTGACTTGAGGTGAAATGTGCCGAGTCAAGAGGTTGGCGAAAAACCCAAAGAGAAGATCTGCCGACGGATTCTGTAGGAGTCTCAAGTAGTTCTACTCCAGCTGGGGGAGCCATGTCTGTAGCCGGAGCTGGCCTAGACATGAAGATCAAACCGGTGTTTTTTACTCCGCTCGTATCAACGATAAATGATGAACCAGAAACTGGTGCCTCATCTAGGAAACGAACTAGGATCGGATCACCAGGTTCTACGGGTGTTGGAACAGTCTTGGGCCAAACTTTGTTACTACCAACAAATATCTTTTGCACTGGGTGACTACCGACATAAAATTTGGATGCTTCAGTAAGCGAAGTCATCAGATCACCACATACAACGTCGAATCATCTTTGGTAGTGATTGCATCGTACTCAGCCTGCGTTCCAGTCCACGATTTCCATACACCGGTTGGGGTTGGAGGATCTACAGCGCCCCAAGTCCCCGCAGAAGTTGTTCCAAGCAATTTACCGATTGGTGTGGTATTAAGATTTGGTGCCACCCTAAAATTCATAAAACTTTCTGCGAGACCTGGCAAAGAGAGTGGAAGCCATACATTGTGCGGAACAGCTCCAGGGACTGAGGCAGCGACAACATTACCCATTGCCATATAGGCCTGATAATACGTACGGCCCCTGTTAGCCACCGGATGAAGTACTACATCTCCGTTAGTGTAATTCTTAGCTTCCCAGAAAGTAATCTCATTAGAAGAAGTACCACAAATAATAGAATGCAAAACTGTGTCACTGAATACTGAAGTTTCAGCTAGGAAAGCGCCGTTTACGGATTTCCATTCCACACTTCCATAACCGTTATCGACCCCAACAGTTAGATAACCATCTGATGCTAGAATTACATCACCAGGTAAATACTTAGCTCCTGATGTCCAGTAAGGAGGTACTGTGTTTAGATACGAAAATAGACCACTTAGTGGACCCCACTGACCGCTCGAAGTCACGCCAAGAAAACTACCAACATGAGTTGTATCAGGAGCCGTGACATCACTAAGATCATCTAGAGTTAGATTGGATCCGGCAGGAGTTGGGTTTGTGATGGAATCTACAATAAGAGCAGGGTGCGCAGAATCTGTAGAATCCTTATGGACGGTGAGAATGGAAACTTTTCGAATCCATTCTTTGACCGCTGCTCCAAGGACATCAGCTCCCTGAGCAGTCTTTACCTTACCGAGAGTTCCGTTGAAGTCAGCCCAAACAGCATTCCCCCCTGGAATATCGCTAAGCGCCGGGTAGACTGTTCCATTTGGACCTGGAGTAGTAGCAAGAGCAAGATCAACGTTCGTCGTAGTAGAAATAGACCCAGCACTGACTCGAATAAAGCCTCCGCCGTAGTTGTCGACGAAGAGATGGACATCCGCTACAGGTGGTTCTGCAGATGCTTCGAGCGAAGAAACCCTAGATTCGAGTTCGCCAATATAACCGACAAGGTTCGTATGTGCAGCTACAACGTGCGGATCGCCGATCTCAGTCTGAAGTGGACCGACGATCTGATCCTTCAATGAAGTTACAGAAACCGGCTCCCATTGACCAACAGACTTCGTTCCAAGCAAATTGTCTGCCGGAGTATCTGAAGGAGCTGAGACATCAGTGAGAGAATCCAGAGTCGAACTTCCATTTTGAGGATCGACGGGCCCCCATTCACCTACTGCTGTAGTTCCAAGAACCTTACCGACTGGCGTGTTCGGAGGAACAGTAACATCGAGAAGACCATCCAAACCAGGGGTAGTGGAAGGTGCGGAAGAATTGCGAACTCGATCGGCAAGACTCGGAATGTCGATAGCTTCCCATCGGACAGAAGATCCGGGGACATGTCCAGCAGGAGACAACTGCGTCGCTACCCAAACCCCGCCGAGATGTGTAACAACCGATCCAGGCTGGTATGAACTTGCAACCCAAGGCTGAGGTACATCTCCAGCCTCGTTGCCCAAGATCATACCGATTAGCTCTGCGTTGTTGTCGGACTGAACTGAAACTGCATCAAACGCTGTCGTAGCAGTTTGTCGCCACGACTCGTCTTGGGCCGAATTTGCTTCGATAGCTGACTCTACAGCTGCAACACGGGATTCAATCTGGGGGTCAATTTGACCACCCGAATCCGAGGCACTCCAGTTCGGGACACCTCCAGCAAGAGCCAGAACAAAACCATCTGTGTCCTTGCCGAATTCAACACCAGAACCATTCTGAACCGGATCTGGAAAACCAGTCTCTGGATGGACTAGAGTCAAACCAGAACTAACAAAGGTATCTAGAAGGGCCTGCGGCCACGAAGGTCCAATGGAAATGTTGATAGCGCCAACAGTCCCCCGCCACAAAGCATCGGAAGGACCGAATACAATCGGGTCTCCAACCTTAAGGTCGTTGGCCCAGTCGTGAACGATTCCATCTTCATCAGTCTGATGCAGAGTAATATAACTAGTGCCAAGGTAGGTGACTTCGCCAGCAGTTCGAACACCTGAGGTATTGAAGATGTAACCACTTGGGTTGGGCGGAGGCTGAGGAACCCAGGAATCTCCAGGGTCGCCCTTCTCGCCTGGTTCTCCAGGTTCTCCGGGGGGTCCAGGTTGTCCGGGAGGTCCAGGTTCTCCGGGGGGTCCAGGTTGTCCGGGAGGCCCTGGAGTTGGCTTAGTTCCAGGATACTCGTTCTCTCGGGTAACATTCAAACGCCATTCAATCTCTTCTCGCTGCTTGTTGATCGCCTCGATATGGAAGGAAGTCGACGGTGGGTCGAAGAGAATCCTAGTGCGAAGATAGATGTAAGACTTTACGGAGTTCATTCGAGGGTCCGGAGGCGCAAGAAAATCTTCCCACGTCTCCTCGTAACCCATGATACTGAATCCGTCAGAAGGACCAACACCAAGTTGACACAAAGTGTCGAAAGCGGAGTTGATGTAGAGAATGAGGTCCATGTCGAAGACCTCGTAACTGACCTCGATACCAAGAAGCTTCTTGGTCGAAGCAAGGATACTATCTCGCACTAGGACTCTCCTTCCATTTTGAGGTTAGCTGAGCTTACGATTGACTTCAGCCTGAATTGCGTTTGGATCGTACCCGGCAGCTCGGAGTCGCTGAGATCGCTCCGGGTTGTTGCCCCACTTACCAGCGATGACCTCGTCTGCGATCTGCGAGTTTGTCTTGTGAGCCGATGCTGGCGCTGGAGTTGCCGAAAGCTGTCGGTTCACCTCGGCCTGAATTGCGTTTGGATCGTACCCGGCAGCTCGGAGTCGCTGAGATCGCTCCGGGTTGTTGCCCCACTTGCCGGCAATGACCTCGTCTGCGATCTGAGCGTTAGTCTTTCGAGTAGAGGTAGGAGTAGGCGTAGACGGAGGCGGGATGTGCGCAGAGTTGAAGTAGTCATACCACTTCTGAGTCTCAGCAAGGATAGCGTTCCACTGAAGATCGATGTAAGGACCAGCGCATGATGTCGACGCCCAGTGGTGATGACGGAAGCAGTTACTGTTGCTAGGCCTCTGATGAATTACCTTGGCAAAGAGCCAGCCGGCAAGCCTTGCGGCAGACCTCCACGTCGTTGGGGAGACCTCCCACCTAGGGGCGAGAGTGCTGTTTGCCATCTCGATAGAGATACTACTCTTGTTGCCCTCAGTGTTTCCAACAGCCCAGGCATACTGCTCGACCCTAACATACTGTGCCACATCGCCGTTTGCATCGACATCGAAGTGTGCTGATGCGGGTCGAGTCTTCCAGGTACTAAGAACTCCCTCATGAGAGAGGCGGCCTGCATTGTGGTGGAATGTCACCGAGGTCTTGTGGTAGGAACTGTGAGTGACGTGCCCAGTAGCATCAAGCTGATGAATAAGGTCCTTGACCGGCTTGTCGTAGTTGATGGTAGTCACTGGGCATCCTTAGTAAGAATCGGCTTGTCGTTCTCGTCGATTGGAAAACCAGGTCCGGTTCCCTCATGCTCCACGATGGACAGAGCCTCGTCCTGCTCCATTAAAAATCTCCTCACCAAAGTTTGGTATCGCCAGGCTTACGGTCTACAAACGACTTGTCTTTCAAGATCGAGTCGTCTCCGTAATGAATTGCGTTGTGGGTTCGTAGGGTCGTTGTGATTAGGTACTCTGGATCTAGGATCGAGTCGTTACTGTGAACAATATCATCTACAGCCATTGGATTCATGTGATGAATGATGACCTTTTCGAAAATGTCGTGGCCCAGGACACCCAGATCACAAGCATTGTCTCGGACAATCACATGACTCCTAAGCTTTCTCCATTCCGATGAGGTGTAGAATCTCTGGTTCAGATAACGTTCGAAACCAAACGTCGACATCCCAACACTAGATCGAACTGCTAGGTACTTGAACCTGTCGGCGAAAGTGTCCAACTTACTCAGTTCTGAATAAGTTCTAATCCTCATCGTTGATGAGCATCTCCAAACCTGCGTAAGAACGCATAGCACTCAAAGCAGAGGAATAAAGTTCTTCAACTCGCTTGGCGGAAGCGATGGCATCAGCCTTTACGGCCAGAAGTTCGTTCTCTTGAGCCAACTTCTCCTGTTCAAGCTTCTCTCTCGAAGATCCAAGCTTCAAATAATGCGTAATGACCTGAGCAGAAGCAGTTCCATTAGCCAATTGTTGTTCGGCAAGATCCACGGCAAGACCGATCAACTGCTGTTCCCGTGCCTCAGGGGATCTAGCCGGTGGTCTACGAGTTGGGTCCTGCTTTGGCTCTACTCTTCGCCTCGGTGCCATGGGTTTCAACCCCCTTTCGGGCTAGTTTTGCCGTGGTTCTGACCAAAACTACACTGAAAAAGTTCCTCAAATATAACCCCCCGGGGAAATATGAAGG